CCGCTCCCGGCTGACGTACCCGCACAATGCCGCCCGCCGTGCTGTCGAGCAAATCATCGAAGTTCACCATGCCTTCAACAGCGATGGTGCGCGGATTGACCGTCAGATACGTCGAATCCAGATATTGACGCATCAGTGTGGACTTGATGACTTGCAAATCCTCGGTCAGATCAAAAATCGACCGGCCAACAAGCCTGTGAGGCATCATAATCGGCGAGATGACAGCAAACGGGATGTTGTCAGTCACCTCATTCTCAAGGATGTAACTGCCGCTATCGCCTATCGACAGGATGCGACGACGCTCTGCCACCCCATCTTCATCGAAATCCACCAGCATAACCGTGTCATACACGGCCACCTCTCGCTGTGAGGGATCTGATGGCGCTGTTTCCGTGCCACTCTCAATGTCGCCAAAGCGCACCTGACGCTCTTGCTCTACCTCAAGCTGCGGATAGCCAGCATATGTCTCGATTTCATCCTGATCGTAACCCATCGACACAAGGTCACTGACCGTCATCATCGTGCGATGGCAAACAAACCGTGCATCTTCCAAGGATTTGGCGCGCCGGTTGAACATAAACTCTTCCGGCGGCACATTCTCAATCCTGATGCGCCCGCTTGTTTTCTTGATCCTCAGTTTGAGGTTGTAGCTCTCGACCACCTCGACATCTTCACCATCATCCCCGATGATCGTGGTCATGTTCTCGCGCTGGCTGATCAACTCCACATCAGGGTTTGCCAGTAGCAGCGCAATCTCCCCCTCGGTCAGATTTTCGTACTCTGCTTCCTCAACCGTGGTGGTGTCATCATAGTAGTATTTGACCACCCCCAGGCCGTACATCAGGCTGTCGCGGAACCAGTGCGAGAAGATGCGGAAACCGGGGTTGTCGTGATTGATAATGTAATTCACATAGTCGCTTGCTTGATCTGCGCGTGGCTCGTCCTCGGCAGTGCGCGCTGCAAATCGCACATACTTATCACTCGCTGTGAATATACGCATAAGCGAGGGTATAATCGTCTCTACAGTGTCGGCAAAGTCCTGCGAGATGACCTGACTTTTGCCATCGACCTCGTTGCCTAAAGGCTCACCAAGATAGAAATCGAGCGCCTTAATGCGTTTGGCGGAAAACTCCTGATCGTAGTGGTTCAGCGCATCAGTGATCTCACCAGAGACGATGCTGCCAAGTGCCTCGTTATCCATATGGCTCACCTATGCCTTGCTTTTCTTTTTTCTGGCACGCGCGCGCCTCACAATGTCTGCGTCTGCCTTACGTCCGCCGCCAGATCCAGAAACCACAGAATTTACCCTGCCCATCGCCCAAGCGGCCATTGGCACATTGCGTGAACCACCACTCAAATACGCACCCTGACCCCTGCGGTAGACTTGCTGTAAGTCAGATGCAGTGAACATGGTGCCTTTTGCCTTGTTACGCAGAGCGGCCTTTGTTCTTTCGCTTAGTGGTTTTCTTGACATTTTGTGCTGCCCTCGACCTACTGACTGCCGCTACGTTGATGTTGCGACCTTCCTTGTACGCCTTTCTGGTGCGCTTCATTTCGGCGGCTTTTGCGCTTGGGTTTCGTGACCCCCGAACGTATTTCAAAGGTTCGCCCGTCTTCTTGTCGCGCTTGACCCTGCGGAACACTCGCTTCGCCATCAATCTGCCTCTTGGGGCGGCGTAAAACGCGGTGATACATCAGCCATTCGTCGCATATTTGCCATTGACGATGTTCATGCCTTTGCCAGTGCGAACAGCGGCTTTTTCAGCGCCGTAGTTCTTCTTTTTGGCCTTCTTCTTTCCGCCTTCTTTCATGCCTTTAGCCATAGCTGTGCCGTACATCATTTTTTCTTTCTCCTCTTACGAAGCTTCTTCAAATCAGCGGCTGTGATCTTGTCACGCGGCGGTGCAACCCGCGCCAAACGCTTCTGTCTGGGGCTGTACTTGCCTTTAGGCATAGCTCTTGCCCTTCGGTTTCTTGCCAGCCCGCTTCATGGCTATGGCCGTTGCCGCCTGCTTTCTAAGCTTTGGACTTTTTCTTGGCCTTGCTTGGGGCTTTTTTCTTCCGTGGTTCATTCTTTACCTCGTCAGAATTATTTGTTTTGCCGACCCCCTTCGTTGTCACCACAGACATCGCGGGGGGCTGGCTTGCCTCAAAAGAAACGCCGGGAATCCGGCCAGAAATACACTTTGAACGCGCCGCACACTTTGACGGGTACGGGCAAGGGTCACACGTCACCATGCCTTGCAACTCCAATATCTTGCTGTGAATTTGTCCTTCGCCGTATCGCAGCTATGCCGCGCACGAAAGTTCGCCCGCCGCCCCGGCTGATCCTTCTTGATAGACATATTCGGATCACCAAAGCGGACCAGCTTCACCTGATCGCCCTTCTTGGCTAAAACTGCGCTTTTTTTGCTTTTACCGGGGGTGCGTTTTGGCCGGTTAAATCCAGAAAATAGCTCCCCACGGTACCGCAGTTTGCCAGACGGCGTGCGCTTAACGTCCTTCGTCGTCGCCATCTTGAACCCTCACAGAGTGAAACAACTCTTCTGCCTCTTCCGGCGTCATCCCGCCCTTCTGTGCCGCCCACGCAACCGCAGAAAGCCCAGCAGACACAATCTCAGGCCACTCGGCCTCACACAGATCCACAGCGCCAGCCATCTGCACCATGATCTGATGCGCGATTAGATCGCTCGTAATAGAGGACGGAAAGCGAACACCAACCTCGTCTTCATCAGCACCGGGAAAATCCACAACATTGGTCATACAATCCAACTCGTATTTGCTCGTAAGGGGGTGCGGCTCGACCACCGGCTCATAGCACCAGATGCCATCGCGCCCTCACCCGCAAAGGTCAAAACAAACGCATCAGCAACGTCAGGAGAACGCTGCCCACGGCGCTTCATCTCGTCCTTCGACTCAATCTTCAACTTGCCATTAGAGAGATACTTATACCGTATCCCAGTGATCTCCTGGATCAGCGCGTCATCCTGTGGTAGCACCACATCGCGACCCTCAAACCACTCACGCGCCCGCCAGAAAAGCTCGTCACGCAACCGGCCAAACTTATCCCGCAAAGCAGGACTTTCCGATACAGATACCGCCACAGCGGGTAGATCCAACTCCGCCAGACGATCCGCCAAACCCGCACCAATGCCAATCGCATCAATGAATATCTCCGTGGGCCTGTCCATGTAACGACACGCCTCATACTCGGTCAGCACGATACCCGCCAACTCCATGAGATCCTTGCCGCGCCACGTCTTCACCGGCTCAATCAACTCCTGACCGCGCCTCTTGGCCAAAGCAGACCTGTCAGAGCCAAAACGGGCACAATCCAAACCCCACACCGTCGGCGTGGTAGGCGATGCCTCAATATCGCGGCCAATCGCACTCTCAATCAGATGCAACGGAAGCAAAACATCGTCAGATTGACTCGGAAACTCGCCAAGCACACGAACAGCAAACACACTGCTCTCACGCCCATACTGCGCTTCCATGCTGCTAATGAAATCAGCATCAACCGTGTCAGCATCCTCACAACTGACCGTCATGCAATGCCACTGCTCACGATTGCTGTGAAACGCCTCGTAGAAAAACCCATCGGAACGGGTGGGGTTGCCAGTAAGCACAACCTTAGCGCCGGGGGTACTCATGGTGCCTTCGCCAACTTGAAAGACAACATCAGGAACACCAGAGGCTTCATCGACCAACACCATCATCGAAGGTGAATGGTACCCCTGCAACGCCTCGGGCGATTCTCTCCTGCTCGTTCTGGCCACGGCAAAACTGTCGTTAGCACCCTCTAAACTGATCTTGTCTGCCTTGAAGGACAAACGATCCTTGAAGCCGGGATGCATACCACGCGCCCAACGATCAATCTCTGTCCACAACACATCACTAAGCTGGTGAGCGGTGTTGGCCGTACACACAACCTTGGTCGGATAACGCGTCAACAGCCACCACAACACAAGCCACGACAAAAACGCCGTCTTGCCCACACCGTGGCCCGACTTGATAGCGACCTTGCTGTTATCGCGAACCGCACGCAAAGCATCAGCCTGCCAAGACTGCGGCGTGGCATGAAGAACATGCCTGACGAACATCTCAGGATCGTCGTGCAATTCACGCAGAATCTTCTGAATGTCGTCAGTCACTTTTAACCCAAGGTTGACATAATGGTTGATATGTGGTAGACTAAATTGTTGTTAAGAAACAACAAAACGCTGTTTGACAACGTAAAGGGAGACTCACAATGAGTGACAGCAAGTCTTGGGTGCTGCCTAGCGGCTACACCTTTCTGGGCATGACTTTAGGCATGTACGGCTCTTGGGCCAAAGCTGCCGACCCGGTAAGCGCGGCTATCGAAGCTGCACGAAGCCAAAGCAATAATTGCGACTACCCAGCCGCCGTTTTTATGATCGAAGACGGCAAAGTGGACGTAACAGATGGCTTTTCAGCAGGGCTTCAATGGCAGGATGGCTCAACGCCTGTGCCCCTGGGCCTGTTCAAAGTCCACGTTCACGAACCAGACGACATGCGGTGGGACGAAGATCCAACATACTCAGTAACGCCGCATGAAGACGAAGAATACGGACATGAACAGTTCATGGCCCACTGGCTTCCACAAACCATAGATAAGACCAACTAAACTAAGGGGCGTTCCTTCGGGAGCGCCCTATTCTTTTGGCACGAACAAAAATAGTGGTGGCTGGGCAGTGTAACGACCAATTTAATCCCGCCTAAGCCTAGGAACCAGCGAGAACCACCGATCTGACGGATGCTGTGCAAGATCACCGTCAGAAGAGAGGGGTATATATAAATAATATCTGCCCCCGCTGTTTTTTGCCGGGGGGGGTGTCGGCCTCGAAACCGCCGGATTTCGCCGCCGATGGCCTAGCCGACGGGATTCCAATCGAATGAAATCAGCAAGTTAGGCGCTGGCAACGATGACAGCCTGCCGATTAGTGGACCGATGCCTTGCCTTTTGCTGTCCCGTGTTCGTCGGTTTGCGCGCGTACTTCTTGCATATCGTCTGTTGTGTTTATTGCCTTCAATGCCTCAATAAAGCTTCCCTGACCTTCATGCTCTATCGTGACCTTGTCGGTCCATCCATCCTTGCCGGCCATCCTGGCAGCTGACCATTTCAGCAAATCACCCGCGCCGCGTTTTGCGGCCACCATCTCATGCGTTTGCTTGTCTGCATTATGCCAAAGGTCTAAGCCGATTTCCCCGACCAGATAGCCATAATGACAGCCGCGCTCGAACTTGGCGTCAGCAAGATCAGCGGCAAACTCTTTATCCTGTTTGGCCCACCGATAGATTGTTGACCAGTCTGGCATATGCGGGTCATCCGTAATTGCAGTGTGTGACTCGCCCGCTGTTATCCGCTGCAGAAATTCAAGCTTGATTTTCTCTTTGTCTAGCTTGCGTCGGCCCATGTTTCACCCACAAAAAAAGCGCCATTTCGGGCGCGGTTGTCCATTCCTAATGCATTAAATGCCTATTCCGGCGCACATTGCAATAAGTTTTGATACGTTTTCCTGTTGCTTTAACGTATAGTTAATGCTTATATGATAGGCATAGCTACTATCGGAAAGGAAACAGACATGGCTATCAACGATCAAATTCTAAAAGATATGTCCTCTTACGACCTCGCAATGGACACTTACTGCAAGCTCATGCGCGGCAAGGTCAATCTCGGCAACGAATATCTCGACCTGTTCGCTGTCATCGAACATCTGAAATTCATTGCATCAACAGATCAGCACCCGGCGGCGCAAGCCATGTATGCCGACGTGCTGGCATCCGATGCCTTGCAAGCCGCTGAATAGGTGCTGCCATGATCGACACAACCATGAACATGAACGCGCAGGCTTATGCCCTGATGCATTTCCTATCAACACAAGAGCCGCATACCGCACGTTATCAGGAC